TCAAAGTTATCATCATACAAACCAACTTGTGTAATGTAAGTTCTTGGGTCTCCAACAAAAGATGGAATAGTGAACTTCCCTCTATTACCATTACTATCAGAAGTTTCATATGTAGGATTGTTACTGTAATTATATTCTTTATTTAACGCTCTACAAAAATAACTTCTTGAATTAATTTCTTCTTCTCTACGAACTTGGAAGTATGAACTTGCAGTTATGTGATTATAAAGTTTTCGTGGATTTTCATCAAATGCATTTGTTGAAACTCCTGGTGAAATAACACCTGGTGAAGTTGCTGTTGCTGTTGTAGGTCTTGAACCGGTCAAAGCACTTCCACTTAAAAATAGTGGATTTAAAAGTATAATACCTAAATCAGGATAAAATAATCCTGGTGCTCCAAAGGTTGTTTCTGCTGATGCGGCTGTATGAACACCATTAGTAATAGAACCACTAACAACATTAAATACTCTACCTGCTTGATTAACATCAGTTACGGTAGTTGCTCCACTATCGTCTATTAATGAAATTTGAGCTGAACCTGAAAGTCTTAGTTCCCAATTACCTGGGTCTACTTTTTCTCTCATTTGTGCTCTATTAAATACTATAAAATAAAAATGTTCATACCCTGATGATGAGGCTGCTGGTGCACCCGTAAATGTAAATTTTTCAGTATCCGCTGATAAAATTACATTAGAAAATTGTCTGTAAAGTGCTGCCGTTTCTCTGTTTCCTGCAGTTGTCTTGGTTGTGTTTCCGATAGAACCACTACCTGCGAAGTGAGCATATCCTAATGCATATTGAACTTCTGCTGTGGTATCTGATTGTGGGTTTTTATCGAAAATTTCAATGTAAGACGCTGTTGTATCACCTGCGACTGATGAACTAAATGCACTTGTTAATGTTCCAACACCACCAGTAAATAATCCTGATGAAACTTTTGTAGTCGTTATGACTGACTTATCATCTGCTAAAAGAGGCTTATAAATTCTTGAATCAAACTCTTCGTCTTGGTGTTCACTATAAGCATTGTTATATGCTGTAATAGATAAACCAAATTCTGAATTGTCGGTTGGACTTGTAGTAAATGGATTACCTAAGAATCTTGGTGGCTCACCATCAAAAAATCTACCAAAGTAAGTGTCAAATTCATCTGTGCTTCCAACTGCATTTTGTAAATATGTCCTTAATGCTCTATGTTTATTTCTAAACCCAAATGCTTTTCCTCTATCTACTAAACTACTAAAATGTGGCATGATTTACTCCTATGTATGTGTGTTGGTTATGGTTATACTTGTAGATGCCCCAGTTCCTTCGGATTCTATAAACACTACTGTTTTTGTAATAGGATTCGTTAAACCGGTTAAATCTTTTGGAGTTAATACTACACTTGATGTATTTCTAACTACTTGACTTCCACCTCGTCTGGTGAGAGTTCCTCTATTTCCATCTGAGTCTGTCATAGAAAATACATTAGTATTTAAAAGAGTAAACTTATAAGTATCATCGTTACCAAAGTTTTCTGTGTTTATATCTACAAGTGTAATTGTTTCATTATTACCAGCTGTTGTCCCAGCACTTACTGTTACATAAGATAAAGTATTTAAATCTTTATTTTCGTTTGTAAATAATTTATACCTCATAACTTGTGTTTCATCAACAAATGATTCTAATAATGGCATGTTTTCTAAAACTGCACCATAGTAAGTTGAACCTTGTGGATGTGTAACATCATATAAATTGTAGTCTATTTCATCATCTGCAAACGCATAATAAACTATGTCAAAACTACCAAAACTTGCTAGTTTTTCACGACCTTTTCTCGTAAGTATTGCGTCTACCGTTATTGTTGTATTGTCTAAAAATCCCATTTTATTTGCTCCTGTGGAAAATAATATAACTATTCTTATTCAGTAATAAATATAAGAAAGTTAAATTTTTCGTCTATTAATTTGTTTTTAATCTTGATTCAATTAATTCTTGTGTTTCTAACTCTGTTCCTCTACTTGTATTGATAATAACCGGTTCTTTACCAGCGGTAATGTCGTCATAA